TAAGGGAAGATATAATGGAAGACTTGCTCGATGACATTGAAATGAATCTCGATGATTGGTGCAGAACACCTTTTGTAATGGCTACTAAGTTAAGAGATAAAAAAACGCATTAACCAAAGCTCTTGAAATAATTAAAGAAGCAACTATATGAAATACATTTTAATCTTTATTCAGGGGGCAGTGGCAAATCACTATGATACCATGCCCGGCACAATGTTTGAAGTAGACCGCTTCAATACACTTGAGGAGGCTAACGCCTTCGCTAACAAGTACAACCACAATGACAACAGATTTATTATTCTACCCTTTTACGACATAGAAAAATGACAGACCAAGAACAATACGACATGAGAAAGAAAGCATGGGATGACCTGATGGAAGCCTGTAGACCAGACCCAGCCTGTTACCCCGTGCAGGATGACTTCGACAAGGCATACAGAGACTGGCTCATGAGAGCTATGTGTGATGGCCCTAACCCGCCCGGATACTACCGTGCTAACAACGACTAATGAGTAGATCAAGAAAGAAAACAGCAGTATTCACAGACAGTAACCCTGAGAATAAGAAGAAGGCTTCTAGGAGGGTAAGGAAGGCTGTTAAGAATGCAATCAAGAAGGGGCACGAAACAATGCCCCTTACTCGTGAACATACTAACCCCTACGACATCTGTGACTTCAGATTCTACCCAACAAAAAAGAAGGACAAACTAAAAGCACTGAGAAAATGAACAAATTTAATTTAAATGACGAGGTTTATTATATGCACGATAATAAACTAAAAAGTGGAAGAGTGCTTGGAATTAGATTTCATGATTATGGTTACCCAAAGTGTTCTAATCCTATTTTGTTATACGATGTTTCTATGCCGGGAATGCTTTCTATATCAAGAATAGAAACAGAGGTTTTTAAAACAAGAGAAGAGTTGTTAACTTATTTATTATCTGATTAATTATAACACTACATGAAAGACGAGATGATAGATGAGTTTGCCAGAAGGATAATAGACATGGCAGCAGAGATAGAAGAACTGAAACGAACCATACAAGAACTGACAAGGTCACAGACCGAGAACAAGGAAAACCAAAAACAAACTGTGCCTGACGAAAGTTAGGCATTGTTTTTGATGTATACTACACTTTAAACCACTTTATGGTAACCATCTTTAAAAACTTAGGTGATGTTAACTCACCACACAGAATAGAACTATCCAAAGCCCTTGAACGTATTCGTATAGGTGCTTCAAAAGACAAAGTAGAAGAAATACGCAGAAAGGCGTTCTCGGAAGAAGACTACGACAGGGAAAAGAAAGACCTGCCCTTTATCGAGTTCTCAGCAGCAAACACAAAGGAGGTAACCTCTAAGAAGGGTTTCCCTACTCATCGGGAGGATCAGTGTGTCATCGAACACTCTGGTGTGTTCATCCTTGACTTCGACAAATGTGACGTAGTGCAGAAACTAGAGCAGTTGAAGAAAGACCCCTATATACTAGCCTGTTGGATAGCACCATCGGGTACTGGCGTTAAGGGTCTCGTCAAATGCCCAGCCTCAGTGGAGAACCATAGTTTGTATTACACAGCCTTCATCGACAGATACCCTGAACTCGACACAAGCTCACGTAACATCAGCCGGGGAACCTTCGAGTCCTACGACCCCAACCTATGGGTAAACGAAGTCTCTCTCGTGTGGGATAAACGCATGACAGAAGACCAACGCAGACACAACAAGGATAAGGAAGCTAACAGAAGAGGTGCTAAGATTCTGTCCACAGCAGTGGCAATGGTGCGGTCTAGTTATGACGGTGTTAAACATGAGAGCCTTAGAAATGCAGCCTGTCTGTTAGGGGGTTACATAGCCACAGGTAGGGTAGACGAGAACGAGGCAGTTAAGGTGCTGGAAGAAGAAATCAGGATGAAGCACCCAAAGGATATGACAGGAGCACTCAAGACTATCAGAGACGGATTAGACTATGGTAAGTCACGACCCCTGCATGAGTCTAAGAAGATAGAACGGGCACAGGAGTTCTTAAAACGGGAGGACGGATCGTATGACTTCCTTGCCGATAACGAGGAGATGAATGAATACGAACTGGCTGTCATCAACGGTACGCTTGAGATGGGACTGCCTACAGGCATCAATGATCTTAACAACTGGTGGATGTTCAAGAAGCACCACCTCGTGTGGTTCGGTGGCACTGACAACGTGGGCAAGAGTCTGTGGGTATGGTATCTTGCCGTACTTGCCGCTGTCTTCCACGATTGGAAAATATTGATCCACTCCGCTGAAAACGGAGATGGTCAACTTAGAAAAAAATTGAAGGAACTCTTTATGAACAAACCATTAAAGCTAATGGATGACGAGGAACTCACCATTGCCGATGATTTTGTGAAGAAGCACTTTAGAATCATGTCATCTAAACAGATGCACACGGTGGAGGATATGTTGCTCAAAGCTGAGATCGTATATGACGAGGGCTTTGAGTTTGATGTGTTTATAGCTGAACCATACAATAGTTTTGATGTGGCAAAGGATATGGATATGCACAGACATAACTTGTACGCACTCAACAGGATGCGTGTATTCAAAGAAAATTATTCAAGTATTTGGGTGTGTGATCACGTAAATTCTTCTGCTGCACGTAACAAAGATAAGGATGGTTACGTTGAAGTACCTTGGAAGAGTGACATAGAGTATGGTCAACTCAAGGCAAACAAGGTAGATGATTTCATTATGATACACAGAATTATTAACCATCCCTTTAAAAAGTACGAGACACAGATTCACGTACATAAAGTGAAGGACAAGGAAACCGGGGGACAACCCACGCAAAAGGACGAACCAGTTATCGTGCAGCTAAACGCTGACTACTGTGGTTACTCAAGTAATAGCGTTGATCCTATTTTTAACTATAGAAAAACTTTAAAATAAATAATTTATGAAAACAGGTAAAATCGAAAAATCAGAATTCTCGAAGGAATGGAAAGGCGACAAGGGCACTATCTATTATCACAACGTACAGTTTGAAGGCGATAGGGTTGTATGGAATATTGGGGCTAAGGACAAGAACCCTGCATTCTTAGCAGAAGGTAGTACGCTGACCTACGAGGTAAAGGACGAAGCTAAGAAGTCTATCAAGAGAGTACAGCCTGAAGGCGGTGGTGGCTTTGGTGGTAGAAGTGGTGGCGGTAGCTTTGATGGTACAGGTGCTATGGTGGGCAATGCAATCTCTAATGCAGTCACTCTCATAGCGCATGGTAAGGCTGAACTGAAAGACTTGGAAAAGCTGGCACATAGAATCTGTGAGATCAGTGTTGAACTAAAGGAACACTTTACAAAATGAAAAAAGAATGTACGTGTATGCCAACTGACTTAATGCCGTTTGGTGAATGTCTGTGTGGGGCAGAGGCTGATAACGATCTCACTCCTATCTCTAAGTTTATGAACAATCAAATGAATGATCAAATCAACAGAGAAGAGCGTAGTAAAAAAATAGACTTGTTAGAGCGATACTCTCTGTGGTTGGAAACTCAGGGGTATATGGATGTCGATTGGAGAACAGAGCCACCATACGCTATTGATGAATTTTTAAAAATATTATGATTTACATAGACGCAGACATATTAGTGTACAGGGTTGGGTTTGGGTGCAAGGACTTAGACTTATTTGATACTCTTGAGGTGATGGACAACACCATCAAGGGAATCACTACCAAGTTTGAGGACGAACATAACCACACCCTTGTCATCAGCGGTAAGAGCAACTTCAGGTATGACGTTGCTGTTACTGCGCCCTATAAGGGGACACGCAAGGCAGACAAGCCCGTACACTACTACAATCTGCGTGAATACGTGATGAAGGACTGGAAGGCAGTAGAAACACAGGGTATAGAAGCAGACGACTATATTGGCATACATTGCACTAAAAAAGACATCATCGCAACCCTTGATAAGGACTTGCTGATGATCCCGGCACTGGGCCACTATAACTTTGTTAAGGATACTCTCGTTAAAGTCACCAAGCCAATGTACTATTTTTGGCTGCAAATGCTCACTGGTGACCCCTCTGACAACATTAAGGGTTTAACGGGCATAGGAGCAGTAAAAGCGGCAAGGTTATTGCATAAGGTAAAGATAAAGGAAATGAAGGACATCGTGTTTAAGAAGTATGAGGAGGAATTTGGAGAACAAGCCAAAGCACGGTTTCATGAGAATGGGCAGTTGCTGTGGATATTAAGAGACGAGAATAAAACTTATTTAGATTATATATGAACACTAAAGTATACAACCAAGGGAGATCATACTGCTATAAATTAGACAAAACACTTTATAGAGATATATTGCATGATAGCTGGTTACATTGGTTTGAGAAGACCTCTGATGATTTGTTTGACGAACCAATAAACAGGGTTATACGAGTTATTAAATTAACATGGAAGGGGTACTATATCAATAAAAGAAAAGTTGTAAATAGAAATATTTTCATTGATTATACCTCTATAGACCAATCAAAAGAAGAAGATAGTCCCAATCAAGAAAGACATGGGGCATTTCTTTCTGGTGCTGTATTAACAGATGTAATAATAAAGACAAGACAGGATACACCAGAGGATATTATGATTGCTAAGGAGATGGACGAGTTGATGATTTCGTTTAAGCCTCCTGTAGTGGTTAGTAAATTCCATCCAAGAGAGTATGCTGAGAAAAAGAGATATAACCTGTATATTAATATCTACTTATACACTATTCAGGGGTATAACAAGAGAGAGATAGCAAAAATATTAGACGTATCACTTGCTACAGTACGGAGTTACTATAAATTAATAAAATCTTACCTAGCACATTTTAACTAATGTCAATTTATTATTACTGTTCGGACGGTGCGCGAGTCACACAGGCAACGATAGACAAGAATCTGTCAAGGGCTTATAGAGACCGATACGAGGGAGAGCCTCACCCAAGATGTGAAGAGACGGGAGTTGCAGCAGAATGCAGCTCCCATATCATTTCACAGAAAAGATGCAAGGAACTACACATGACAGAGCTGATTTGGAACCCAATAAACTTCTTCCCGGCAACACATAATGTTAATTCAAGGTGGGAATCGAATGACACTACGTTGAGGAACTATAACGAGTACATGGATGTTGTAAGGAAGTTTGACCCTATTGGGTACGAGAAACGACTAAACCTATGAAAAAAATATTTTTACTTATTTTATTGTTGGTAATATATTTTCCACATAATCATGTTTATTCAGAAATACACACATATACAGTACCCAAAACAGAACCATCTGACGTATTCCTGCTGGACACACTGACTATCTACAATCCTGTGGTAGCACAGTGCGACAACGATCCTCTAATTACCGCAAGTAATGCGAAGATTGACACTCTTAAACTCCGCAAACAAAAAATAAGATGGATGGCTTTAAGCAGAGATATGTTGAAAAGATGGAATGGAAAACTAAACTATGGCGACACAGTACAGTTGGTGTCTGGTGATTCTGCTATTGATGGGATGTGGATAATTCAGGATACAATGAACAAGAGATATAAGAAAAGAGGAGACTTACTGTTTGATCGTTCTGTACGAAGAAGGGGAATATGGTTTGATGTTAAACTTTTAAAACAATAACAATGGCAACAGCAACTTTAACCTTTGATTTAAACAATCCAGACGATGTCATGGCGCATATGCGTTGTGTACGGTCTGTAGATATGGCTCTTGTTCTCTTTGGATTGAGAGAAGTACAGAAGTCAATAGAGCGAGAAATCGACCATAATGAAAAATATGACCAGCATACGCTTGATCATGTCATGGAACGAATTTACGATCTAATTGAGTATCAGGGACTTGTAATTGAAGACCTGATTAACTAAAACTTGGCACGGTAGTTGATAGTAGTAGGTAAGGCTCTATTCATGACTGTTAGACCCAGTCTTTAAGCGTGATTGCGAGAGCCTCTAACTGAGGGGAACAATGTGCGAGATTATCACATCCTCTCAGTTACAAAACATAATCTCTGTAAAAAGAAACGAGTGGATCATGACCACAACAGAGGTCAAATTTATCTTAGTCCAGTAGTCCTATCACACAGAATACAAGATAGGGGGAAGTTGACTTTAATTGCAACACTGAGGCCGGAGCAGTCTTCCCGCCAAGATAATTTTTCAAATCTTTAATACGCAGGACGCGTAACCCTGCGGTCAACCAATTATCGTCAACCCGACTCAAGGGGAACGTTTAAAATCATGGAAATGGGCCTTGTGACTTGCTACCCGCCATGTGCCGATATACTGGATACCTCATGGCTCCACACAACAATATGGTACGAAAAGAGTCAACCTTCTCTAGGGGGTAGGGGGTTGACTTGCTTTTTGCCTCAACCTGTTTCCTACTCACCCTCAACAATTAACACACAGTGCATAGCCCGGCACAAAGGGGGTAACACCCCCAAAACAGAAACAAGTGCAGGGCAAAACAAAGTGAGTGCAAATATCTGTAACCTTTTCAGGCATAGTATCGTATATATACACTATGGAAAACTATGAACAGTTCAAACTAGAGTTAGAGGCAAATAGGTTGCTTGGTGATTACACAGGTTTCTGTAGGGGACTATTGTGGTATGAAATACCTGTTAATCTGAAAAAAAAGATTGAGGAAAAAATAAAAGAGCTAGAACAGACAACCTTACCAACACTATTGAAATGAGAGAAAAGGTTCTGTTATTCATCAGGGATTACCTAGAAGAGTACCTGACAGAAAAAGAAATTTCAGACCTTCTTGAGCTGATCGCCTACGAAACAGAAATCCATACAAAGAGAGTAGGTGTTGTGGGATTTGTGGCAGGGTTCATAGTTGCACTTTTAATAACAATGGTATTATGATTTCAAACAGAATGTCTGTATTTATAACCTCGTTCCTTCAAGTTACGTTTATATCCATGAACGTAGTGTTTATCAGCAAGGGTGCAGTTATACCAATGTTATGCACTGGTTTCTCCATCAGTATGTTGTGGACTTTCAACGTGAAGAAGATGGCCTTCTCTAACCTAACAGACAGGGTAGTATATGCTACAGGGGCAATGATTGGAACATTAGTAGGATACTTTATAACAACTTTAATATGATATACGGAATTGCAGGTAAGATTGGATCAGGAAAGGATACTGTTGGTAAAATCATACAGTGGATTAATTGCCGGGGGCCTAAGCCTCTGTTGGTTGATTCACTTCACCCTCATGAGGAGTGGTGGCTAGAGGATGGGTCTGGTTTTGAAATCAAGAAGTTTGCCTCAAAGATAAAACAGATAGCAAGCATCCTCACAGGAGAACCACTTGTTAAATGGGAGGATCAGGAGTTTAAGGCTGAGTTCATGCCTGAAGCATGGGGACTCATGACATACAGAGATTTATTACAGAAGATAGGCACAGAGGCGATGCGTGATGTTATACATAAGGATATATGGGTAAATGCCATGTTTGCTGATTACTACCATACCTCTAAATGGATTATAACAGATGTGAGATTTCCTAACGAGGCTGACAGAGTATTGGCTAAGGGTGGTATGCTTATCAGGGTGGTAAGAGATTCTAAATACAACAGCTATCACCCATCAGAGACTGCTCTTGATAATTATAAGCACTTTGATGTAACCATTACTAACGATGGTACGTTAGAACAGCTATATGAGAAAGTTGCTACAATACTTGAAGAATGGAAAAAGTGAAAAACTATATCATAATAGGGCTGTTAATTATTGTAATTGGCGGTTCCTTGTTTGGAGGTTATTATACTAAAAATTTAAAACTACTGCACAATGAGCTTCAACGGAAATATCACTCAGAGACACTGGAATACAAGCGGAGACTTCGAGAATCCGAACAACAGCGGGTGCTTTATAATCATAGGATTGACAGCATTACTACTCTTGTTAGGAGTATATCTGCTCACGATTCACTAACCAGAGTCGAGATCAAGAAGATCAAGGGTAAGTATAACTTACTTACTAACAAAGAGTTACAGGATAAAATGATAGAGGGCTACAACAACCGATGATTCTAAAAAAACACAAGATACCTATTTACGGAGGACAGTTATGGGTCTGTGTTACTAACTCATTTATGAAATCAGTAGAGTTCATCGAAAACACAACAGATGTACGCCTTGATGATGAAAAACACGATTTACGAAAGACAGCAGCCATCACATATAAGTTTTATCTTCCTGATGGCAGGTTTAGAATACTTATCGTTATGAAACCACGCACAACAGTCAGCTTCATAGCACACGAATCATTACACGCTGTTAACTGGATATTCGACCACGCAGGTATCAAGTACTCCATTAGTAATGACGAACCACAGTGTTACCTTCTTGGATGGGTGGTCGATAAGATTGAAAATACAAAAAAATTAGCATTGAAAAATGAAAAAATATTTTTTAGTTCTACTTCTTAGCGCCACTACTTTTTGCGCTTATTCTCAGGTGATCTTGCCAGATAACGTGGCAAGATTTTACCTTGAGAAGAAGGATGAGGCTGATATGCTCAGGCTACAGGTAATAGACTTAGATAAGACATTGTTTCTGTATACACAAATGATTGTTGAAAAAGACAAAATCATTTCTACATACTTAAAGGATAAGGAATCTTACGAAGGGCTTATTAAAACAAAAAACGAAATGGTTAAACTAAAGGAGGAAGAACTGACTCTTGCTAAAAAAGAGATCAGCAAACAGAAACGTCAAAAGGTATTCATTGTAGCAGGTGGTGTGATTATGGCACTGTTATTGCTATGAAGGAAGGTAAGATAGGCAAGGACGGCAGAATACGCCTGTATCAGGATGAGATTATGATAATCAGAACCGCCCTCCGTAGAATGCTGGATAGCACCAAGCACGGAATGAAAACAGAAATGCTGATAATGAATACATATAAAAAATTAGAGTACGATGAAAAAGTCAAAGATAATAAGCCAAATACTGGAACTAACAAAGGGAAATCCTGAGAAGTATTTTGATAGACTCTCAGATCACACTTTGCCGTATTTAGAGAAACTTTTAAAGGTTTGTACCAAATTAAATGCTGTTTAAAGTACTATCTACATTTAAAGACGCTCCCGAAAAGGAGTTCTTCGTGGTTAATCCCGGTGCTGATGCTATACACGAGTTTAGCATCCTCACTACCCGTCAGATGTTCTTTGTGTGCCTAGTGGCAGACAGAGACCCTGACTCACCACTGAGAACACTACCTGAAACCGTTAGGAGGCAGAAGGCTGCTGAAATAGCTGGTTACAAGTTTGAGGGTGGCAGACTTGACAAGAACGGCAGAAACGCTGTGGATAAGAAAGTACCCAACATAGAGAAGGCTATAGCCAAGTTTACAGAGATACAGTACGACAGCGATCAGGCTAGTCTGGATGCCATCGAAGCACAGATACAGGAAGCCAATATGATGATGAAGATGGACAAGATGGAGGCTACCCGAAAAGAAATAGTTAAAGTGAAGCAAGACGGTAGTTCTACTAAGGAGAGCTTCATAGACGTAGAACTTGCCTTCAAGCTGGCAGAACAGGCTGTTAAGCTGGGATCACGACTTGTTGAATTAAAGGAAACAAGACAAAATCTTTTATTACTAATTCAAAACAAAAACGGAGAAACCCCGTTAAACGACATAGTGACATTTACAAGCAATGATATATCAGAGGAAGACTTCTCCAACACAGAAACATCTACCATTGATATGGTCATGGCGAAACAACGTAACCAACAATCATGAGAAGAACGATGGAATTACAAGACACTATTCATAACACCAAGATTGTTTATCTGTATGTGAATAAATTTGACTGGGGAGCTAACATTCTTGGAAGAGAGGAATCAAGCGGTCATCCTAAACCAAAAAAACTGTACAGGGCTATACAGAACACAGACACGGGATCGTACAGGTTGATTTACAAGACGGATACTAAAAACAAAACAGTAAGTGCTACGTATCTCGAAACGCTTACTTCTTCTGACATGGTTGTTGGGTATATCTCTGATATTAAAATCATAGACCTTGATAACATCCTTGATTTTGATATGAGCGAGGCTGAATTAGATGACCTGTATTCGTGGATGGAGAATGGAAACAAGGAAGTAATGGAAGCGTTCTTCGGGGTGAAGGAAGACAATAGTGAGAAAAAGAAACAAAGTCGTAAGGAGTTCAAGGTCACCACTAGGATGTATAAGATACTACAGGGTCTGACTGAAATAGAAAGAAGAGACCCTCTCATGAGCGATGCTGTATTTAGTATCATTGAGTACATGAACGAAGAAATCGTTGAAGACAGAGGTGGTTATGTGGACACGTTCTGGATCAGAATGGACGACAATCACGGAGCAGGTATCAACGTGTCATCAGCTATAGAGAAACTCTCCCGCTATCTGTCAGATGACAGAAGAAGAAACCTCTCCAATGACGATTTAATGGGAGCAATCAAAGATTTATTAACAGAAAAGGTAAGAAGAGACTTTAACAGTTTAGAAAGATGAAAAAAGAACACGAACCGACAGTAGCACAAGGACTGTTCTCAGGGGCAGATATTTTAGTAGCAAGACCACCTGATATGTCCTTTGAACAGTATAAGGGAATGAGGAAACTGCAAACCAAAATGATTAAGAGACTTTTTAAAAAACAATTCAATAAAACAATTTATAACGCAATGAACGTATGAAAGAAACTAAGATTTTTTATGGACTAACCAAAGAGCAGTTAGACACACTCTATGAGTACTTTATGAACCGCACAGCAAAGGAAGCACTTCCCTATCTGAAGATGCTTAACACCGCTGTTAACATTACCTTTGATGAGGATGTGAAGGAACCATCACCTGAGTTATTAGTGGATGAGACCGTGACTCCCATAGCAGGGGAAGACGCTCCACCAGAAGCAACCCAACCGATACAATAATGGACAATTATCAAACAGATCAGGAACGTGAGATAGAACTAAGAACGAAAGCAGTAGAGCTAACCGTTCAGTTCTTTATGGACAAACAAGTGTCAGACCCAAAAATCTTTCACGAGCAGTACGAGAAAATTTATGAATTTTTAATTAACAAACAACAATAATAATGGAAACCAAATATGTAAATGGTGTGTTTATCACTAAGAAAACTGGAATATACGGAGACTTCTTTAGCATGGACATAAACAAGAAACAGATGATTGAGTACCTTCAGGATGCAGAAGAGGACAGCCGGGGAATGGTTAAGTTCAAACTTAACTATACAAAAGCTGACCCTAACAAGCTGTCCATGGAGCCATTAAAAGTATCAACCCCCGCCCAATCAGAAAAACCATCAGGCAAGAAGAAATCTCTTGATTTTGATAGCACGGATTTACCCTTCTAATGCCAGAAAAAGAATACAGGCCCAGAATGACTCCCGTAGAGTACGAACTCTTCAAACTGTTAAAGGAGAAGATAGCGAACTACCACGAGGAGTTTTCTGACCCGATACCAGAACCATTACAACCACCTAAACCCACGCAGTTCAAGAAGGAGGGAATGTACCTCCTCCTTGGATGCGTCCATGCTCCCGGTCACAACGTAGCAATGATGAACGGTATAACAAACCTCATCACTGATTACAGCAAGGACTTGGTAGGACTTGTTTTAATGGGCGACTTTATAGACTTAAACTCACTCTCATCACACGACACAGGCAGGTTCGCAGCCGTGCCGGGACTCACGTTGGATGAAGAATACGAAGAGGGTGAGAAGTTACTCAGTCAGTTAGTCACTCCCCTGTCACCCAACACAGAAAAGATATTTCTGTATGGTAATCATGAAGATCGCTATAACAGGTATATGTCAGAGATGGAGTCAGCTAAACGACCCCTGAGATCACCCATAACTGGTTTAGGCTTAACAGAGAAGGGATTTCATTCCTACACTAAATGGAAGGACGACAAGGTGACCCTTGGCAACCACTTAGATGTGTTTCATGGTCAGTACTACAACGTACATTGTGCCAAGAAGACAATAGATGTTTACAGGGGATCAGCCGCCTTCGTACACAGCCATCGTATCCAAACCTACATAGAGGGAACCACTGGTGGATTCAACATAGGCTGGGGAGGAGATGTAACACACCCCTTCTTCAACTACGCTCCACGGGGAACAAAATCAATGTGGCAGAATGGGTTCGCTGTTGTCAATGTTGACGAGAAGGGTGACTACCACCTACAGCAGATCATACATCATAACCATTTTTACTTCGGAGGCAAAAAATACAGCTAATATGAAATTTACAGTAGACTTAGACAAGAAAGAGATTACCCTCGTGGGGGTGTATACTTTTGATGACATTGGTAAGTTAAGGGCAGCAATACCCAACGAGTGGTGGGGGTTTGCTATCACACAAGACAATACACCCTTTTGGAATGGTGATATATTTCCACAACATCATCCTCCTACTCTAACCGACCACTTTATTTACACAAGGGGGTACAGGCCATACGCTCCACCCTTTAAAGTAACCTGTACTGATGGTTTTGTTGATTTAATCTAATTGGCACGATATTTGATGTACCCATTATGAGATTAACCAAAGGTTGGTTAAATAGACCTAAACCAAATAAACAATGTCAAAACTAATTTTAGCTGTGACTAAGAGTATTGCTCCAAGTGGGCAAACCGTCACCGAAGACAAAACAGTGGTGGTAGAAAGCGACAAGTTCGTGATCCTACCCCTTGACAGCAACACACGGGCACTAGTGCTTGTGAATGGCTGGCAGTTTGAGGTAGACGCAGAAGTAGCAGAACTTGCAACAGCAATGTCGGCAACTGACGCGAGTGCCTACACGTAAGATTTTTCTTACCTCCCTATGATTGGGCTGCGGGGCGAATCAGCTCCCAGCCCTTTCTTATTTACTAAAATATTTATATTATGTTTAATTTCTTTGCTAACGATGATTTAGCTACCTCAGCCCCGCCACCCAGCCAACAGGTAATTTCATCAACCCCCCTCGCTTCTCCCGTAAAACAACCCCCTCTTAAAATAAAAGAGAAGGTAGTTGCTGTTATACCCGTTCATGGGAGACACCCTCTGTTAAAGCATACAATAGAACGCCTTCTTAACAAGAATGGTTGCTCTGCTGTTATATGTGCTGGTGAACCAGAAGATCAGAAAACGTGCGAGGATGCTGGTGCTATTTTTATAAAACACGATAACAGATATTTAGGGGAGAAGTGGAATGCCTGTTTCAAAAGATCAAAATCTCTTAATCCAGATGCTGTATTATTCATGGGGTCATCGGATTGGGTTAGCGATAAATGGCTTTCTGTCATGCTTCCTTATTTAGATAATCATACATATGTGGTAGGAAAGGCAGGATGTTATTTCTTAGATATTGCTACCCACACCCCATCATCGTATTTAAAATACAATATTAAAAAAATACCAACACAATACAGGCTCGTATATTGGCCGGGTTATAAGTTTGGATCAAACCCAAACACCACTCATTACAGACCAGACGAATCAATAGGAATAGGAAGACTTATATCAAGAGAAGGTCTTGAAATGATAGATTATAAACCATTTCATAACACGTTAAACTTTGGATTGGATTATAATATGTTTAAAAAGTTCAAAAACGAACACAAAATAGTTTATAATAAGTCGATATGCAGTTTATCAATATCTACTGATTTGTGGATTAATAAACATAAATTTGAAGAGCATTGGTCTAATATGATTCCATCAAGGAGAATAGATAACCCTACCGCTTTTTGTGATACCTATTTCCCAGAATACAATAAAATAGCATGAGTCGAATACAACAGTGTTATATATCTAAAAGCGTATCTGACTTCCCGTTCAGAGAAAAATTAGGATTAACAGAATATATAGATTCGTCTAGACCCTGTTTGTTTATAGGGTGTTATACGGAATACGATTTAAAAACAATACTTGATCATCAATCAGAGGTAACTATTTTCTGGTGTGGTCAGGACGCTATGACCTGTATATTCAACGGATGGCACATATGTCTACAACACTGTAAGCACGTAACAAGCCTGCTTAACGTCTATAAAGCACTAAAGCCGTTCATAAATATAGAACTTGAGAAGCCACTCCTATTGGGAGGAGAGTTTGACGTAACCCCCCTTGGTAGTAAAATCTTCGCATACGCACCGTCATCACACTCATCCTACCACAGGTTAAACCTGATAGAACAACTTCAAAGAGAGTTACCCTATGAATTTATTATAGGTGATGGTTCAATACCACAGGATCAATGGTTGGCAGGCGAGGGCAACAGACAATATGATCAATGCTTTATAGGATTGTGTTTGTCTGGATTTGCCGGGGGAGGACAGACCGTTATTCATTTAGGATTAAAGGGAAGAAATGTAATAACAAACGTTTCAGATTTACCAAATTGTTTCGCATGGAAAACCATAGACTATATAAAATATCGCATCAGTATTGAAGCGACATCTATAGGAAGTATAAATAAAAAAGTCGCTGAGGCTGTTAAACAAAGTTTAAAATGAACCCAAGAGGCCCGTATGTAGCAACTGATATGTTTGAGGAAGCACTTTGTGAATACACAGGCGCTCCCTACGCTGTAACAGTAGACAACTGTAGTAATGCTTTATTCTTAGCCCTTACTTATTACAACATAGAAGGACTTCGTGTAAAGATACCAGCAAGAACCTACATGAGCGTTCCTTGCGAAATTATTCACGCTGGGGGTATTGTTGAGTTTGAGCCTGTTGAAGGGGAAACAATAACAGGGGCGTACCGATTGGGCAAAACTGCTGTAATAGATTCATCCTTACGCTTTACAGCAGACCTGTACGAAAAGGGGAAGTTCATGTGTCTTAGCTTTACTGGGCCATACAAGCATTTAAAACTAAGTAAGGGAGGGGCGATACTAACAGACGATAAACACGCCTACGAGTGGTTTAAAAAAGCAAGATTCAGTGGTAGGTCAGAATGTTCCTATCACGTTGATAACTTTGACGAGAACCCTGTAATCGGCTGGAACTTTTATATGATGCCTGAGATAGCAACAAGAGGCTTGCTACTCATGAGACAGTTCTACAACTTTGATGGTAGTAAAAAACATAATGAGGACATAACCATGTCCTACCCTGATCTATCAAAATTTAAACTTTGGCAATGATTGTTATTTACAGCAACAACGATGTAATGAAACGCATGAAGCCATGCTTCAAGGGTGAGTGGCAATTCATACACAGCGATAACGTTGATATTAACTCAGATGACTTACTGAAGGAGGATGTTATTGTATCCCTCCATTGTAAGAAAATCTTCCCAAAAAAACTGACAGAAGCCGTTAAATGTATTAATGTTCATCCCGGCTATAATCCCTATAACAGAGGGATGTTCCCTCATGTATTCTCGATTATAAACGGATTACCAGCGGGGGTAACAATACACCAGATTGATGAGAATATTGATACTGGCCCTATCTTTGTAAGAGAACAAGTGCCAGTATTAGAAACAGATACATCCGAAACTCTTTATGAGAGGATTCTAAAGACAGAGGAAGAGTTGCTTGCCAAGAACTTACAAATGATAGTTAATGGGGAGATTGTTGCCTTTTACCCCGAAGAGGCGAGTAACTACAACTCATTTAAGGATTATAAAAGTCTTTGTGAATTAGACCAAGAACAGACAGGCACTTTCGGTGAGTTTTATAACATACTCAGAGCATTATCCCACGGTGAATATAAGAATGCTAAACTAAAAAATATACCAATCAAACTAACAATTTTATGACAGAATGTAAAATCTGCTTATTCGATGACTCGATAGCAAAAATCCACGATGATGGTATTTGCGAGTATTGCAAATTACAAGATAAACTTCGTGAGGCATCTAACCCCGAAGAATGGGAGGGGAAGCTAGAGGAAATAAAGAAGAAGGGCAAAGGTAAGCAGTATGACTGTTTGATTGGTATTAGTGGGGGAGAGGACAGTTCTGTCATGCTTTATCTAGCTGTGTTTGTATGGGGGTTAAGACCACTTGTAATTCACTTCAACAATCATACAAACAGACCTGAAGCAGACCATAACATAAGACTACTCGTTAAAGAACTTAATGTAAACTTCATTGAATATTTTATAGATAAAGGCGAATACGACAGACTGTGTGACTCGTTTCTAATGGCTGGTGTACAGGACGCAGACTTAGCAAACGATGTGTGTATGGCTAAACTAATGCACACAACAGCACTGAATTATGGAATTAAATATATCTTTAATGGTCATTCGTTCAGGGAAGAGGGTAGTTCCCCTAAAGCGTGGAGCATTATCGACTACACGTATGTTAAGTCAGTATATGAGAAGTTCTGGGGTAAAATGAGAAACTATCCACTCTATACCGTATGGGATCAAATCGTAGCCGGGGTACGAGGCATCAGACAAGTACGTCCATTCCACTATGACGATTTCAACAGACAGCATATCCTACGCAACCTGAAAGCGTTAGGATGGAAGGATTATGGTGGTAAGCATAACGAAAACATCTACACGGCATTTATTGGTAATTTCTTACTACCTACAAAGTTTGGTATTGACAAACGCAGAACATACTTGTCAGCACAAATACGAGAAGGCAATCTAACCAAGGAAGTAGCTAAATTAATACTTGACACACCAGCCACCTTTAATTTTGAAGATTTAGGTGATCGTAAAAATCACATACTTCATATTGTGAGTCATTCGTCTGTGGGTAAACGAAGCGACTACAAGATGACAGACTTCAGGGGATTAAAGCCATTATTCTGGTTACTAATGAAGATCGGAGTATTCCCATCAACAGCATACGCTAAGTACTGCAAATGATCATAGTAGGTATAACAGCATTTAATGGTTTAGAGTTTTTAGAAAAATGTGTCGCAAATTATGAAAGTATTTGCGACAAAATCATTATCTGTTATCAGGATGTATCTCATGTTGGCGAAAGAAGAAAGGTGGGAGATGTTATCATACCTCTCTTCAAAAACCATCCAAAAGTGATCATAGACAAGTTTGTGCCTGATAAGCATTGGAACTTTAAGCGAAATGAGATGAAGAAGCACACACAAATGGCTGCTGTTGCTCGTGCCGAGGGGGGTACGCATTTTATTCTATCTGCTGTTGATCACTTCTATGAATCACATCTCATTCATAACGTATTAGAAAAGGCTTTAACGTATGATGTATCATTCACGAAAACACATCAGTACTATAAGCACCCAACATGGCAGATAACGCCCATTGTTGAATGGTATATGCCCTTTACCATTAAGCTGTATCCTCATACTAAATTCACAAAAGTAGCTAAGTATCCTGTATTAGTAGACCCGGCAGTAAAGATAAATACTACTGGAACGTGGCACATATTCAACGAAGACGAGCTGATTGTTCATAACTATTCTCACATAAGAACAGACATTATGGAAAAATACAAGAACAGGTATATGCCCATGAAATGGTCAGAAAAACAAATAGAAAAATTTATTAAGGAGTACGAAAATTACGATATAGAATCTAATCCCGGAATAGAACGATATAAGGGGAGTAAGATCAAAATAGTACCTAATTACTTTAATTTATGATTGTAAAGGAAGAATCGTCAACCATTATCCCTAAGAACGAATACAAGGAGGACTTAGAGGCTGAGGTTGCGTTTAACGTAGCTAGAATTAACGCTGGCAACCCCTTTAAGGTAAAGAAGAAGTATAGCCACATCGTAATACCTGATTTCAAAGCTACAGAGAAACGTGAGCAGATGGATTGGGAATTAGAAGAGATAAGACGCTGTATTAATGGATACGATGGTATGCCGGGCAGGTATTATTTCTTTTTCAATCACGCTTATATTAAACATAAGAAGAGAGGTAAGATCAGACCCACCTTCAGAGCCAAGCAGCTTGAGTGGGCAATGGTAAAGGACAGAATTAGCAAGACATCTGGTGGTGGTGGTGTGGTGATGATAAAAAGAAGACAGGTAGGGATGAGCTGGGACATGGCTGTTGATAATATCTACGACTGTACCTTCAATACTGAGTTCGACATAGGCATGAACTCAAAATCAGAAACAGACAGTAGAAACTTCTTCATCAAGCATAAGTACGTACACAGAAACCTGCTTCCCTTCATACGGGCACGAGTATCAACAGACAGGAGAGATGCCATGTTCTTTGGTGAGTGGGACAAGAAGACCAAGAAGTTCTCAGGAACACAATCATCCATTATCTCTGTTGCACCTACTCCCGCAGGACACGCAGGTAATCAATATCTGAAGCTAGTAATGGATGAGGCAGGAGAGACAGAGATTATCCCTATATGGGCTAATGCTGAGGACTGTATTATGCAAGACGGTATTAGGGTTGGGAAACCATATATCTTTGGAACGGTTGGTGATACTAATAAGGTAGGTAAGGACTTACTTGAATTTTGGAAAAACCATACCAACTATGACTTAGAGCAATACGCCTTTTGGGGATATAATTGCTTGATAGTCGATGAGTTAGGTAACGACATGATAGAGGATTCTGTCAGGTGGATCATCTATGAAAGGAAGAAAAGAGAATCAGGATCACGCTACGTATTCAACAAGTTTGTACAGAAGTACCCTCTCAATGAATCAGACGCATTCCTAGATGCAAGTGGCGGGGGAGTTGGTGACCCTATCCTATTAGGCAAGCAAAGACTTCACCTATTCGACAATCCTCCTATCAAAGTAACAGGATGGATGAAACCAAGAGTTGAGAACATAGTATCTCCTCCTGAGTTCTATCCAGACCCCGCTACAGGTCAGATCGTCATCTACGACAGACCAGACCCTAACAGGACGAACGGATACATAATTTGTTGTTTACCAGAAGGAGAAAAGGTTTTAACAGAAACAGGACTTTCTAATATAGAAGATGTAACTTTAGACAACAAATTAATAAACGAAAAAGGAGACGAAGTATCTATAAAAAAACTGATACAATACGATGTTTTAAATGACCCCATATATACTATTAAATCGGCTAATACATTTAGAGAAACCAGCTTTACTCATGAGCATCCTATATTGGTAAGTGAACACAATAGAAAAAGAGATTATACTGATTGGAGGAATAACAGGTCTGGTGTTGGTTATCACGATTTTGATTTCAAATATAAACCAGCATCTGATGTAAAAAAAGGAGATTGGGTTAAAATCCCCAATTTATACAGAAAAAAATCAAATTTTGATTATACTACTCGGTGGGATAATTTTGGATATAGAGTAGATAGACATACACAAAATCCACTCAATGATCCTGACTTTTGGTGGTTTGTTGGAATATGGCTGGGTGACGGATGGTGTGAACGTAATGGTTATAATATTACTGTTAGTTTTAATGAAAAAGAAACAGAGTATATTGATAGATTTACTGGTGTAATAAAACGACTATTCGATAGAGAAATTTCTTTTTTAACTAGAAACGGGTCTACCTCTTGTAAGTTCTGTTTTCAACAGTTAAATACTTTTTTAACTGAAAACTTTGGTAAATACGCTATTGGTAAAAAGATACCAGAATGGGTAAAATACATAGAGGAAGACTATAAAAAACAATTAATAACAGGGTATCTTGACTCAGACGGTTCTGTCATAAAAACAGAGAGAAGAGGTGTAGAATATACAATAGAATTTGTTAGTATAAATCTTGGTTTATTAGAAGGAATACAAGATATTCTGTTCTCATTAGGAGTGGTTAGTGGTTTATCTTTATTAAGAAAAGAAGGGGTTCATTTTTTTAAAATAAACAGATCACCTAGTGAAACAAAACCATGCTATCATTTAAGATTGGCTCATCATAATACTATACTATTAGCTAAGATGTTAGATAATAGAAATAATCTAAAACTAGAGAGAATAGACATAAAAGCACTACCAGAAAAAAGAAAGAACCCGGAGTACCTGTGTTTTATTGATAAATCATTAGATTATATTTATTTCAGAATAAGGGAAGTAAGAACGAGCCTTTATACAGGAACTGTTTATAATTTTGAATGTGAAACTAATACCTTTTTATGCCATCATTTAACAACACATAACTGCGACCCGGCAGAGGATGACGATGTAGAAAAGACAAGAGATACATCCAACGTATCAACGGCTGTTGTATCACGACCATATGGCCTAGAACCACCTAAGTTAGTTGCGGAGTACTGTGACCGCCCTAAGAAACTGCACACGTATTATGAGCACTTAGCGATGTTAATACGGTGGTATGGAAATTCACCCCTTCATATAGAATTAAACAAAGGGGGATGGAGAATGCTTGATTGGTTTGAACAGCACTACCCACATCTTCTGGCCTTAACACCAGCCTCTCCCAACTCAGCGAGAGGAGGAGTCATGCTGAAGCACGGTGTGAAGATGACAGCGGATCGAAAACAACAGATGAAGGGACTGATAACAGCCTATGTAGAAAACTACTCTACATTCATTCCTTCTGTCCGTTTAATAGACGAGTTTGGTGTATTTGGAGAGAGAGGTAAGGACGATGACTTAGCTGTAGCCTTTGGATGGTGTTTGGCTGTTATGCAGGGGGACAAGACTGTAGCCAAAAACACAGCAGAGAGTTTAAATATGAACCCAACGGTGAACTATATAAAGCAGAATGGTGTTATTCAGCTTGTTACTGGAAAACAACCAGCCTCACAAGCAAGACCAAAATCGTCTTTATTTCCCGGTTTATAACGTATTATAATATGGAATATTGCAAATCTCGATTTGCGATAATGTTAAATATTATGAACATAACGAGGTTATTTGTTAATTATCTTTAACATTATCATGATATGGGTACTGTGAATACCCATTTGGCATGATATTTGATGTGTATTGTTTTTTGGGCGATGGCCGTGCCTTACCTAACTTAATTCATGCAACCAACAGACAAACCCTCAACTGGTTCTTACGCATTTCCCCGCTTAGACACCAAAGACAAAAACAAAACCTACCACGAACAATTTGCACGAGCCATAATCAATCACTGTATTGATGATGGTTACGCTAATAACTATAGACTCTTTCAGGAGTGCTATAAGTTCTTAGAGGAGGGTAGTAACGGAGAGCTTACACAGCACCTTCAAAAAGCAGAAGATGGCACAGACCTGCCAGCTATGTGGCTGAGTCTCAACACGTTACCTACAAAAGTAGACTTACTTACTGGGGAATTAGAGGCAAGGGGTTACGAGATAAAGGTAAGGGCACTTAACAAGGAGGCCATATCTAGGAAGTTAGAGGAGAAGGAAAGATTAAGGGTAGAGAGGAGATTACAAGAGATCATGCAGACCTTAGAGCAACAAACAGGTCTTCAGGTAACAACAGACGAGTACATCCCCCAAACAGACAAGGAACTAGACGAATACATAGACCTTACATTTAAGGATAAGGCTGAAATCATTATGGAGTCAGCTCTGAAGTTCTTGGCTAAAAAGAACGATTGGGACGAGGAAAGAAGGCTTCTGTTCAGGGATGTGCTGATCACAGGGCGTTGCTTTGTGAGAAACGAGATTGTACGGGGTGTACCAAGAGCTAGGAGGATCAGCCCCCTAAACATGGTTATAGACCCATCCTGCAAGACAGACACCCTAGAGGACGCTACTTACTTTGGAGAATTAGAGTATATTTCAATAGGTCAGGCCGCTGAGAGGTTCAATCTTTCAGATGACGAAATCAAGGACGTATATACTTCCTACTCACAATGGGCAGCAGCCAGTGTTGGTTCTGCTGGTAGTGCCGATGACAACTATGCTTTTAGGACAATAGCTAACGGCAGACTAAAGTGGTTCAAGGAAATAGAGGGGCAGTTACGAGTTTTAGTAACAAGAGCTGTGTGGGATGATTACAAGGTCATGCAGCACAAGCATGAGATCAATGAAAAGTACGGAACAGAACATCTTCAAGAGATTACAGATAAAGTACGCAATAGAGACAAGTCAAACATCATCACTAACAAGATGCAGGTTTGGAGACAGTGTACTATTATAGGCGGTAAGATTATAAGAGAATGGGGTGAGTGCCCTAACCAAGCAAGAAACCTATCAGAACTAGAGATAGCAGAACCACCCTACAAGGGATGGATACCTAACTTCGCTAGTGGTCGTGGAGTGAGCAAGGTAGAGCAGATGGCATCTATTCAGTTGTCAAAGGATATAGCCATGTACAACATGAGCGTAGCCATGACACGAGCAGGGGCTAGGGGTATGACCTACGACTTGGCGATGGTTCCCGCAGGATGGACACCAGAGCAAGCCATGAAGTACATGAGGGTATTTGGTGTTATGTTCATCAACTCTAAGGAATCACAAATGATGCCGGGTAATGCCAGCACCTTCCGTGAGTTCGACATGACCCTCTCTCAAAGTATAGCACAGTATATAGAAATCATGAGATTCTATGATAACGAGATGGATAAAATATCAGGCGTAAGTCCTGAGAGACAGGGAGTTATCTCTGGATCATCACTCTCACCAACGGTACAGCAGTCAGCACTAACAGCATCAAACCTTATCACTGCGCCATACTTTAACGGCTTCCGCAGATTCAACGAAAGGGTTCTTAACCAACAAGCCAAACTTGTTAAAATAGTATTCCCTCATTCACCAGAAGTATTTGCCCCTATCATTGGTTCTACAGGTGTAGACTTTTTGAAGGAGCATATTGATTTAGACTTAGATGAGTTTGGCGCATTTGTAGAAGCATTACCTCCAATGTTCATCGACAGACAGAAACTAGAATCTCTGTTGATGATGACAGTTCAAAGCGATCCTACCTTCATAGACGATGCGTTAGCAATCATGATGGAGCAAGACACCTCCGTTGCTGTTCGTAAGTTCCAACGCAGAAGAGGCTTACGTAAAGCACTTGAGGAGCAACAAGCACAGGCTGCACAACAACAGGAACAGGAGCTTCAGATGAAGATGAAGGCACTTGAACAACAACAGGCACAACAACAAATGCAAGCTCAGATGCAGGACACTCAGATGAAGAACGAAGGTCAGAATCAGAGAGCATTGATTTCAAGCAGAACAAAATTAAACGATAGTAAGATTAAGGGAACCTTTGACCTTGCTAAGATACAAGCACAACCTAAACAACCACCTAAAACAAATAAATAATGAAAGTAGTAAGAAAAACAGCCACTGCTGCTAACACAAGACCAGCACCAAAGAAACCAGCAGTAAAGAAAGTAAAAATCACTAAAGAAACAGGTAAGTATAATACCTTATAATGATTACATTCACCAAGACAGGTAACTCTGTAAAGATGGACATTGCTTCGGTAGATATTATATATCTATCACCGGAGACAAGCATCTTTGTTAAATCAAATGAAAATAAGATTTACTTACAGAGTACGTCTAATACATTTTTAACAAAATCATACATCTCATTCTTACCAACAGAGGTCAACGGAAGACCCTCTGATGTGTTAGAGGATGTAGCTGATTGGTTACAAAGTGATTATTTCACAGGTCTAACACTACAGGCTACAGGTGATATTGATCTTGGTGATGTTACTGTTATCAATGGTACAGGAGCGAATGCTGTGAATATCAGAGATGGTGGTAACAGCATTACTGTTGATGGTGCTGTTCAAATAACAGACGGAGTAACAGGAGCAGAGGTAGTACCACTAACAGGATACAACGCACAAGCGGTAGCTATTGTTGACGGTTCTGGTAATCAGATAACAAGTTTCGGGGGAGGAACACAATACACAGAGGGCGATACTGATGCGAGTATAACAGGTACTGCCATGTTGTGGGAGGATACGTCTGATACATTACGATCAGTATCCGCAGCAAAACCACTACCCGTAAATATAGTAGCAGGATCAGCAAGTGGTACTGAATACACAGAGGGAGATGTTGATGCAAGTATAGCTGGCACAGCTATGATGATGGAGGTTGCGGGTAATATACTTCAACCAATTCAGGGTACTGTTGCTGATGGATTGCTTGTAAATCTCGGAGCAAACAACGATGTTACTGTAAGCGGTATTCCTGAACTTGTTGTTGAAAACGCAATAACAGCAACAGCCTACGCTTTAGGGGGAGCATCCTATTCAGCTACGTCAGCGATCTCAAGTGATTATATTTTAGATCACATACAGTTTAATTTCTCAACAGCAGAATCAAGAGATGTAACAGTGACGCTCAGTGACGGGACTATTCTATGGTCAGCTACGGGAGATACAAGTTTAGATATTGTTCTTGAGGACATAGACAAAGCCTTTAATGCCAACGATAACTTTACAATTGATGTAACACAAACAGGCGGTGCGTGTGCTATGGATGTATTGGCTGTTATTAAGAAAGGATCAGCAGCCCTTGCAGGTAATACAAGCGTTACCTTATATGCAACAAATGATGATGGTAATATTAAAGCATTAGCATCAACAGCAGAGGGGCATTTGGAAGTGGCTATTCATTCGCCAAGATTACCATTCGGGTCACTTCATACCGAAAGTATTCGTCCTGAGTTTCAATGTGATTCTGTTTACGGGATTAATCCAAGAGAGGTAATAAGCACAACAGGACATGCAGTGACTCCCGGTGCTGCAAATAGTGGAGCTATTTCAGGATCAAATAATCTTTTTAAGGTTTCGACAGGCACAACGCAATATTCGTTCGCAACAATTCAAAGCAGAAAGAGATTAAGATACAGAGCTGGACAGGGTATAATAGGCAGATTCACAGCACTGTGGTCGGCTCCTGCGGCTAGTTCTATTTCTGTTGCTGGTTTTGGAACATCTGAAAGTGGTTTTTATTTCGGGTATAATGGAACATCCTTTGGTATATTACACTCAACTGGAAACACGCGTGAGATACAAACATTAACCGTATCAACAGCATCAACAGCCACCAATAATTATAATATTCAGTTAGCTGGTATCACAACAAATGTAACGGCTACAAATAACGGTTCTACCGTGAAAACCGCCTATGAGATTTCTCAGGGGGTTTATCCCGGATGGAAAGCAGAGGCAAGAGGATCAACGGTTGTATTCTTGGCAGATAGTGTAGGGAATAAGACAGGTACTTTCTCACTTGCTCAAAGCGGAGCAGGTACACCAGCCGCAGGGTCTTTTGCTGAAACATTAGCAGGAGCAACAACAGCCGATACATGGATTCCACAATCAAGCTGGAACGGAGACAAGCTGGATGGAACAGGGGCTTCTGGTGTTATATTGGATGTAACAAAGGGGAATGTATTTCAGATATTAATTCAATATCTTGGATTTGGAGGAGTTAGTTTTCAGGTAGAAGCCACCAACACTCAGGGTAATAACCCAGATTTTGTTACAGTTCACACCATCGGTATTCCTAATACAAGAACATCTGTAAGTATTAATCAACCCTCGTTCCCGTTTACATTAGCAGCGTATTCTGCTGGAAGTACAACAGACATAAGTGTTAGTTGCGCATCGTTTGCAGGGTTCATCGAAGGAGAAAAGCGACTAACGGGGCCAAGAAAGACATTTTTTGTTGAAACAAATGGTTATGTAGGAAGTGCAGCAGCTACTTATTACCCGCTTTTCACAATCCGTAATGATTATATACACGGTCACAATGGAACAGGTGAAAAAGCCAATCAATCAGTTGTTTACCCATTAAGTATAAGTTGTGCCCACGATGATGCAACACCCATCACGTTTTATTTAATAAGAAATGCAACATTAAATGGTACTCCTAATTTTTCAAGATATGATGCCGAAACTTGTATTTATTTAGACACATCAGCAACAACTTGTTCGTTCTCATCATCGGGTCTGGTGCAGTTCGCCTATACATTAGGTCAGAATTCAGGAGGTGCTTACCAATTTGAGGACGAATTAAAAATACAGCCCGGAGAAACATTGACATTAGCTGCAAGGGCTGTCACGGGAACAGCTACTTATGTTAATGCGTCCATGAACACAAGAGAAGATCAATGAAAGTACGGAAGGATAATATACTTGAGAATCAACCTGTAACTGGAACGGTAACCGCTAACATAGCAGCAGGAACTAATAATATAGGAGATGTTGACGTTTTAACTCTTCCAGCAATCACAATAGCAGCAGCACAGACGCTTACTAACGTAACAACAGTAGGTACTATAACCAATGCTGTAACCGTTCAGGCAACTAACTTAGATGTACGCGATCTTACATTTGCAGGAGACAAAGTAGATGCTTCAGGAACAGTGCTTGGTGCGGGTACGAATAATATCGGTGATGTAGATGTTTTAACCCTACCATCAATACCAGCGGGGACAAACAATATTGGTGATGTTGATATTTTATCAATAGCAGCAGGTGACAACAATATAGGTAACGTTGATATAGTTACAATGCCTAACGTAGTTATAGGGTCAGGAACAGTAACTGCTGTAACATCAATAACAAACCCAGTAGCGGTAACACAATCTGGTACATGGGATGAAGTAGGCATCAACGATAGCGGTAACAGCATAACAGTAGATGCCCCCGTAGGAACTCCTGTTTTTGTAAGACTATCAGATGGTGCATCTGCTATTACAACCCTTCCAGTATCACTTGCCACCAACACTCCAACACTCCAAGCCAACTCAGGAGTAGACGTTGGTGATGTAACTATTAATAATGCAGCGGGGGCAAGTGCTGTAAACATTCAGGACGGAGGTAATGTAATTACTGTTGACGGTACTGTATCAGCAAATGCTACACTGTCAGCAGAAACCACCAAAGTAATTGGCACGGTAAACATAGCTGCTGCACAGACTGTTGCTACTACTAATGCGGGAACATTCGCTGTTCAACAAACTACATATTCAACATCAAGCGTAACATCCGTTGCAGGATCAGCATCAAGCGTACAATTATTAGCATCCACAGCAGGACGAAGGGGTGCTTATTTTTACAATGATAGTACCGCTATTGCTTATCTAAAATTAGGTACAACAGCTTCAACATCATCCTTCACAGTGGCATTGGTTGCTAACAGTTTTTACGAACTACCGTACCCATGCTATACGGGTAGAATAGATTGTATTTGGGCAAGTGCCACAGGAAACATGAGAATAACCGAAATATCATAATATGCCACTTTATAATCCAGCAGGAGGAATAACAGACGGTGATAAAGGGGATATTACCGTATCAGGATCAGGGGCTACTTGGGTGATAGATAATGCCGCAGTTCAAATTGACGACATTGATGCGACAGGTACTCCAAGCTCTTCAACATACCTTCGTGGTGACGGTTCTTGGGTTACTCCCGCAGGAAGTGGGGACGTATCAAAGGTCGGCACACCTGTAGACAATCAAGTGGGTGTATGGACAGGAGATGGTACTATTGAGGGCGATACAGCTTTCACATTCGACACAACAACAGATGCTTTATCAATCGGAACAGGAGGTGTGTTTACCACAGGCACAATCGAATTAGGCGCAGCAACAGATACTACCCTTTCAAGAAGTGCAGCAGGGGTTTTAGCCGTAGAGGGGGTGGCTGTACTTAAATCAACCGCAGGTGTGGGTACTACACCAACCGCATCAGGAACAACAGCAGTAACTCATAATCTCGGCAAAACACCAGTAATGATTAGAATATCGGGTAAGAGCGGTTTTACAAGTAACGCTGCTGCAACCCCTACTACGTCTTCCGAGGGCATTTGGAACAGTAGTGGAAACTTCTGTATTTATCAATCAATTAACGGTACAACAACAATAGCCGCACAAACATCAAGCGCATTTGCAATATTCCTAGATACCGCTGTTAGTAATACTATTTCAGGCGTTATTCAAAACGTAGGGGCAACCACTTTTGACATCGTATGGACAGAAACAGGAACGCACACGAGAGGGGTATATATGTGGGAAGCACAATAAAAATATGATACAAACACTAAAATCATGGTTCGGTTTCGGGTCTAAGGTAGACCTGACCATTTACAAAATAACAGCGTGTGCTGAGATGCCATCCTGTATTGGTATGACCACTCAGGGTAAACCTGTAGTGGGAGTTAAGTTTGCAGTTACTAATGAAAAAGAGTTCAGAACATTCACACCAACGAGTGTAGAAGTTATAGAAAATGGTTTTATTTTGAAAACTAAATATGTAACTGCCCAGTTTTCAGCTACTTAGCTGTTTTGGCACGATATTTGATGTAGACTATAAGCGGCTGCTTTTTAATCAGGCAGCCTTAAATTTAAAATAAACAATTTATGGCAGATTTAGATCATAACGTAGCGGGAGAACTGTTGAAACTAGCACAGGACAGAGCCGCAAAAAGAGACGAATTACAAAATACATTGGCGGCTCAACAGCCACCAGTTATTGAAAATACAAGCCCGCCTTCTCAAGGAGAGGCTGCTGTAGAAACCCCGAAGCCAGAGGCAGTGCTTCCAACAGAGGGGTCACCAGCAGTGCCTGTAGAAGAGGCTAAAACAGCAGACCCCATAACTGCGCCAGTGGTTGAAGAACCGCTGAAATCATGGGATGAAGACGTAACAGAAGTTGTTACCCCTGTAGAGTCCAAGTTTGACGCTAAGAAAATAGGCAGTGCCTTTGGTCTTGATGTCAAGGACGAAACAGAGTTGATTAATTCTGTAAACGAAAAGTTAGCTAAGTTCAAGCAACTGGAATCCGAAAGAGAGACGCTCTTCGAGGGTGTTCCAGACAGCTTGAAGGAAGCAATCGAAGTCGCTAAAAAAGGAGGCGACTGGCAATCATTAACTGGAAACCATGTTGATGTAGCCAAGATAGACCCGGTTGAGTTGTTTGAGAGAGAGTTTGAAAGACAAGAGTCTTACAAATACAAGAATCCCGATGGGAGCATTGACTACTCACAACTTGACGCAGCACTTGACGCAATCCCTGATGCTCTCAAGACGTTTCAAGGCAATGCCATGAAGCAACAGATAGCACAGATGCAAAATCAACAGAAGATGGCGATCTTGCAGGAAGCAGAGAGAAAGCAGATGGACTTTAACAAAAGGTTATCTGAAGCAACATCGAGTCTATCAAAGTCACTACCCAAGGAATCATTTGGTATCACTTTTGAACCAAAGCATTCTGAGTACCTGTACAACGGCATATCAAACCAATCGCTTGTAAGAAAGCATTTGGGCGATATACCACCTGAAGTTCTGTCAAGACTTGATCCAGCAAAACTGACGAAGGCTATCGCCCTAGCAGAGTACGGAGACAAGATCAGCAAGTTTCAGTTTAATCAGGGACAAGTAGCAGCTAAAAGAGAACTCCTTCAAAAGACACAAAACCCTGTACTGAACACTGGTGGCGTTTCCGCAGCACCGGAGTTAACAGAGGCAGAGAAACCTAAATCATCAGTTGAAAAACTGAAGGAATTTAGAGACAGACATATTAAGAGCGGAAGCCTTTAAAGTTATAAACTACGGTATTCGTAGAGTAACACAAGTTAAATGATAGAATAAAATGTCATTAGTATCGGGCGTTAACGTCCCTTCAAGTATTACAGGCACAGGAACAACTGCTGCCGCTTCTGTCCTTAGTGGACATATTTTCAATGCAGGTTTGGAGCAACCTGAGATTCTTCGTGATTTGATCGTGAAGTTCCCTAATTATTGGTTTTCAAAACTTCTTGATGAAGTGCCAGATGTTTCTGGTGAAATCGAATCTGACATCTACACATGGAACGTGATGGATCGCACTCGTAAGAGTTCAGAACTTAACTACATCAGTGGTACTGGTACTGCTGCTGTTGTTGTTGATGCCGTTGATATTGCCGCAACAGGAACTAACTTGGGTTATTTCTTAGTTGGTGATGAAGTACGGGTTATGGAGACAGGTGTTAACTATCGCGTAACTGCTGTTTCAGATAACGGTGGTTTACAACGCCTTACATTAGCTGCTTTTGACGGTGGTAACATCGTTACTGGTGATGTAGACGGATACCATGCAGGTCACATTGCAACTGGTTTTGCTCGTGGATCATCTGGATCAGGTGGAACTCGTGTTTACTTGCCTTCAAGTGCTTACAACGTAACCAATATTCACCGTAGAGGTGCAACTATTGAGCGTGGTGTAATGTCACAGAAGACCTACGTAGACGACAAGTCTTGGTACTTCAAGCAAGAGGACATCGAACAAAAAGAATTTATGCGTGATTTCCACGGTAAACTTCTGTTCGGACAGCGCTTCAAAGGCACAACTAATCAAACAAGAGGTTTGATCGAGTATGCTGAAGGTGGAGCTAACCTAGTTCCATTTAACAGTGCAGTAGGTGTTCAGGAATCTGATTGGGTAACACTAGCAGAATCTTTGATCGTGAACCAAGGTTCTGACGATCTAGTAGTATTAATGGGTGAGCGTATCTTCTTGCAGAACCAACAGGCTCTTGCTGATCGTTATCGTTCAATCCCTAACTCAGAAAAACCTGCTCAGTTAGCTGGTCTTAACTTCACCTCTTACGAGATTGGTAACAAGCGTTTCCACTTCAAGTATTTTGATATGTTCTCTGATACCGCAATGTTGCCATCAGTAACTCCTTCTTCAACAGCTAAAGACTTCAAGAACGTAGCTCTTGTGCTTGATATGGGTTATGCAACACCGGGACAGCGTAACATTCAGGTTAAGTACCGCAAGGGAGCCAAGTTCATCCAAAAGATGATCACTGGTATGGCTTCTCCGGGTTTGACTGCTTCTAACGCATACGATGGTTTGCAAATGGAATTATTGTGCGAATTTACTTCCGCAGTATTGCTTCCTAACCGTCTTGGCTTAGTTTACGCAAATTCTTAGTAGTTTTTCATAGTACAGAGTTGGTGGGGTAAAATCTCATCAACTCTTATTTTACTTTAAAATTAATATTTATGACAAAATTTAAATTACATGAGCAGAGACTGTTCATATTATTTGGTGACAAGTTAGACGTAATCAACAGGGGAGGTACTTATTCTCTTCAATCTGATTACATCGACAAGAGGACTGGTACGAAGGTAGAGTATGTTGTTGGTAAGGATGCCAAGGGTAATCCTAAAGCTAAGAGGTTCAAGTTTGACGAAAGCCTCAGACGTTTCCAAACAAGAGATTACGATAAGGACATGAACGGCCTGTCGCAATATGAATACCTGAAAAACCATCCAGACTGTGAGGGATCACCTAATGGATTTTACGATAAGAACGGCAAACAGATGGGGGCTGTATTCAGAGAATACGATCCACAGAAGGATGCAGAAACAGCATTCAGTGCTGATAAGCTGAGAGTAGAAGCGCAAGCAACAGCTCTTAATTTAGACCCACAAACGTTAGAAGAGATTGCTAATATCTTAGGACACTACGGTGAACCAGATACAGCAATGCGTGTACGAGTGATCGACTTCGCTGGTAAACGACCTTCTGAGTTTAATGATCTGTTGAAAGCAGGAGATCGTTCGTTGAGAGCACTTGTGAGAAAGGCTCTGCAAGAAGGAGTATTCAAGATGAAGGGTTCTCTCATTATGTGGGAGGAGACGCTTGTCGGAAACTCAGAGGACGATGCAATAGCGATGCTATCACGAGATCAGGAAATGATTGATGCTCTTAAAGAGAAGATGTCATTCAAGCCCGATATTAAAGCAGCCCCTAACAAGGGTGGGCGACCTAAAAAAGTTGAGACACTATAAAGAAATATAACCCTAACTAAAAGGCACATTCGTAAAAAGCGTCTGTGCCTTTTTATATTATGACACTTACATTAGAACGAGTGTATTTACCTACAGAAACATTAGGGTCAATATACGATGAAAACAAACAACTGATATGCAAAACGATGGAACTACCTGATAAGGGTAACGCCCGTTCAATCTCGTGCATACCAGAGGGCACATACAAAGTTATCAAGCAACTACCAAAGGTAGGCAGAGACTATCCCTATTTCAGATTACCCTCTGTGCCGGGCAGAAGTGGTATCCTCATTCATAAAATAACATTTGTGAAGGACTTAAAGGGATGTATTGGTGTGGGTGGTAGGTTTCAGGATTTAAACAATGATGGTGTGCCTGACATGGTTGAATCAGGCAAGACATTACAGCACATGATAGACACTCTTCCAGACGAGTTTTTATTGAAGATTACGAAGAAACTGGCATGATAATTGATACAACATTATAAACAACTCATAACGTGGCACTTACAATAGACATTTCGATAGACAGCATTAGCTCAGACAGAGCAACAGCGACATTACTTGACGCTACCGTGTACGGAACAAGGGGGAACTTTGGCACGTATGTAGTTGCTCAAAAGATCAATCAGGACACCACAGTAGAGTCTACTCTTACTGTAACTGGCTCAGACGCAGACCCTTACGTAGACACAAGCTGGACTTTCACCATACCAAATGATGGGTGGTTCAGAGTTAGCTTTATAGCTGCTGAGGCTTATGTAGCTGGCAGTTATAACATCTATGAGATCGTTGATGACGGAGCTGGTAATCTGTATCAGGCGAATTCAACAGGATCATCTACTGATCCAGCAGTAGACACCAACAGATGGACAGCATTATCAACAGATGCTCTTATCGCAGCAGCCGCTGCAAATGCCAATTCAGACTTCTTAACGGGTGGAGGTACGGTTTATGAGTTTATTCTCACGCCTAACTCAGAATACGAGTATGCAAACGCTATCAGTGATGCTTCAGAGGAAGCTACCGCAGCAGACGTAACTCTAGAAAACCTATTACCCTACATTCGATTAGGAGCTATTCTTGATGGTATGTATGTCGACAGCGACAGGGCTAGTTATCCAGAAGGAGAAAGAAAGGCCAGAAGGTTTGAATCAATAGTAGAATAACATGGCAGTCGTACCATACCACTTCCCAGTAACGACAGAAAGTGTTCGTTATCAGGCACTTACGAAGCTCTCGGAGTTTGTAGACGAGTATGTGGCTATACGCAGGTTAGAATCAAAGGAGGGTAAAGACCTTCTGTTGAATATAACCAAAATAAGACTATGGCTTAAAGCACTTGATTATGCTGCTTACTTAGATCAGACAACCATAAACAAAATTGTTTATGCTCTCGTCAAGTTCGCAGAGATATATTCATTCCCCACTGCACCCGTTCTTGCTAACGTAGCACGACCACAGATATTAATCGGCAGTGGTGGTGGAACAATCACAACCACCATCACCTCAACAGAGTCAACAGCGTTTGCCAACACTGACGCAGACATTGGAACAGAGACGGCAGATGAGTTTTCATATGGTCTCAGCTCAGGCGCTGTGTGGTTCTACACCATCACGAATGGGGCTGGTACAGCTCAACGATCTGGCATTTTAACTGCTAGTTGGCTTTCGGATGGCTCCGCTATCGACTGTGGAGAAGAGAGCACCCCTGACGTAGGTGCAGCTACCTCAGACGTAGTTCTTTCTGTGGACATAAACGCAGGTAATGTAAGGCTCAGGGTTACCGTATCAAACACAGATAACTGGTCAATAACAGGTAAAAGATTTCTTATATACGACTAAGTGAGCAAGAGTAAGGTAATCAGAGGCAAGTTAGTATTAAAGGAAAGCTCTCTTGTCGAGAGCCTTACTAATAGGATACTGTCTATAAATGCCACCACAGGCGAGGTTACAGACAGACCTGCTATTGACACATCTGCTCTTATTACCACCACTCTAGCCGATGGCAAGTTGTGGATCGGTAATGTTTCCAACGTAGCTACCGCAATCACTCTCACGGGGGATGTCACGGTTACCAACGCAGGTGTTACAGCCATAGGCACTGGTGTTATTGTCAATGCAGATGTTAACGCCTCTGCTGCCATTGCCTACTCTAAACTAAATCTTACAGGCTCTATTGTCAACGCAGACATCAACGCTGCCGCTGCAATAGTATATTCTAAATTAAACTTAACGGGGGGAATTGTCAATGCTGACGTAGCTGTTGCTGCTGCCATAGCAAGAACAAAACTGGCAGACGGCACTGCTTACAGAATTTTAGTTAATGACTCGAACGGTCAGATAACAGACAACATAGCACTGACAGCAAGCAGGGCAGTAGTATCTACTTCTTCTGGTCTGGCAACTTCAACAACTACTAACACTCAGATAGGGTATTTAGATACGCTTACAGGCAACGTACAAACTCAGTTAGATACTGAGATAGCAAGTCGCCCTGTAAACGCTTTAGTAACAACCCCAACAGTAGCACAGGATGGTTTTGCTATCATGTGGGACGATGGAACAGGTGAGTACATTTTAGCTGATCCATCCACCACAGGGGTTCCCACAGGGGGAACTACCCGTCAGGTGTTGGGTAAACTATCGGCAACAAACTACGATACGGATTGGTTAGACCTTCTGACATCCGACATAACAGACATAACCGCTTCTGCTGATGATTTAAATGTAACAACAGGAGTATCATCTGCCGGGCTAACCCCAACAGAACTAACCTATCTAATAGGCACTACTGATTATGTACAAACACAACTAGACGACAAACTATCCACATACCTGCCACAAAATTCAATATTTGTAGGTGATGTGTCAAACGTAGCTACTGCCTTACCAACAGGAGCAGATGGTTTTGTGTTTACCTCTGTAGGCGGTGTCCCTCAATGGGTGGCTGCTTCCTACAACAGTGGTCATACTATTCAGGAGGAGGGGGTTGCTGTTGGTATAGCTCGTACTAACTTAAACTTTGTTGGAGCAGATGTAACTGTAACAGACGATGCCATTAATGACGCTACCGTTGTTACTATTGGAGACGTTGGATACCTTGATGACATTATAGATGTAAACCTTTCAGCCCTTGCTGATGGTGATGTGCTAACCTATGATCTTGGTACAAATGAGTGGATAAACGCACCAATAGCGGCAACTATAGATGGCTCCGGCACAACCAACGAGTTAACCTATTGGGTAGACTCAGATACATTAGGAGCGTTAGCAGTAGCGACCTATCCGTCATTAACGGAGGTTAGTTATGTTAAAGGCGTAACCAGTGCAATACAGACACAACTAGATTCAAAATGGTCTTTAGCTTCAGGTGGTACTCTTACAGGGGCTAATACAATTACAGGAACAGGGCAAACATTAAAAGGAGTTTGGGATAGTTTAGGAACTACAAGCACTGAAGGATATGGCTTGTTTTTAGAAAATACCACTGCCGCCACGTTAGGAAATCAGCAAATATCCCCTTCTATAACATGGGGAGGATATGGTAATGGATCGACAACAATAAATGCATCTCAGTCAGTTCGTTTTATGGCTGATGTGTTACCTGTTCAGGCCTCTACTAATCCGAGAGCAATTTGGAGATTAAGAGCATCTATAAATGGTGCGGCTTATTCTACAACCTTTGTTCCTTTAGGGATAGATTCATCAGGTAGGTTTTTATTTAATCAACAATCTGTTAATACTTCCTATACATTCAATTTAAAATCAATAAGCAATAGTTCATCTACTTATCACTCTGTTTGGTTTAACTCAAGTTCGGCAGTTCTTTTTACCTGTACAGATACGGGTGTTTTTAACTTTGGTAATGGTAATGGTGAATGGTTTTCTGTATCAGCAGTTACTAATGTTGCTAATAGTAATAATGTTACAACAGGCGCTAACGCCAAGATTATAAACATTAATAATACTCTTAATAACGCTTTAGCAAATGGTGAGGAGGGTACTGTAGTTTCTACTGCTTCAATGATCCACACCTCAAATACCTATGGTATTTTAGGAATTAGAGGAAATTTTTCAGTAAGCAGTGGAACAGGAAATGGAATAGGGGTGCATATTAGACCTTCAATAAATACAAGCGGAAGTTATTCAGGGATTTATTATTGTTTGGATATAGACCCAAATTTAGGTACAACAACAGGTTTAACAAACATCGCATTAAGAGCAACATCAGGCTCAGTCCTTATAGGCCACACAACACTTGGAGCAAGTACTACACGCACTCAAATACGAGGGATAGACGATACAACAGGTAAAATATTATTACTTGAAAACTTATCAGGTACAGAGAAATTTAGTGTTAATGGTTATGGTGGATTAAATTTAGTTACAGCAACAACAGGAGTAAATAAGATTACTTATGATGCTTTAGGAGTTACACGAGTTGATGGCGCTGGTTTATGGTTAGCTAATACCACAGCAGCAGCAGCAGGGGCGCAACAGTATAGCCCTTCTATTGTATTAGAAGGTCAGGGTTGGAAAACAAATGCAACAGCAGCAAGTCAAAGTGTTAAGTTTAAAATAGATGTTTCGACAACACAAGGCACAACTGCACCCTCTGGAACTTTAAGAATAGCGTCAATAGTAAATAATACTGGGGGAGATATTGAAATATTTTCAATGGCTAATACTGGCGTAACTAATTTTTTTGGTACTGGACTTATATTATCTTCTAGTAGAACAATAAATTGGATAGCAGCAGGAGCATCTGGTTTAAGTTTATCCAATACCCTATCTCATACAGCAACAGCGGGAACGTATTATAATGTGGGTATTACCACAGGGGGGCTCGCAGTTGCTTCAGGAACAACAACTTTTGCTTTTCTTAATTTAACTCCAACATTTAATACAACAGGTACTTACTCTGGTATTGCTTATGGTATAGACTACAACCCAACACTTACAAGCACAACAGGATTAACTCACATTGCTTACAGAGCAACATCAGGCTCCATATTAATAGGTCACACAACACTTGGAGCAAGTACAACAAGATTACAGCTTAGGGGAATTAGTACTGCTGCTGGATATAACTTATTACTAGAAGATAGTACTGGAACTGAAAAAGTAACCATTGAAGATAGTGGGAAAACTCATGTAGTATATCAAGGTAATGATATTGAGGGCTTTTCTTACGGTACAAAAGCAGGTACTCGAATTTCACTTGTTATAAATGGTACTTCTACACTAACTGGTATAGCTGGCTATTCTGGAGCAAGTACACAGCAGTGGTATTTAGGAAAGGCTGACTCTGCAACTGGTTTCTGGAAAGTTGGAACTGGGATGACTTCTGGTGTTATCATCAGAAATGATTCTGGCGATACTAATGCAACAATCGTTTTAAGACTTCAAACAGGGTCAGTAGCAGACAATTTACAACCTACAACAACAAGTGTTAGAAGAGTGTTATATTCTACTACGGGTTTCCAGTTTGGGGTAAATAGTGCAGATACAAGATGGTTAAATGTTTTGGGGACTGTCACAAACGCAAGTTACACATCAGTTAATGGAACATATATTGACTTACGCCCCACAATAAACACAACGGGAGGCAGTACAACTCTTAGAGCATTCTACTACAACCCAACGCTAACATCACTTACTGGATTAACTCATTATGCTTGGGAATCGACTGCTGGTGCTGTACATATTGCAGACTCAGCAAGATCATCAAATTGGCTATCAATCTTAAAAACAACAGCTGGAGCGCACACAGCACTAACAGCAGCAACAGAATTTGTATCACAAGATTTTGTTGGTAACACTTGGACTTGGGCAGATGGTACAGTAACCACTCAAAGATTTAATTATTTCAGAGGGTACACTCTCAATAAGACCACAACATCAGCAACTTTCACAGATGCTTACAATGTTTATATAGATGATCTAACAGCAGGAGCAGGAGTAACGTTGACTAATCAATGGTCTTTAGGACTTGCTGGTAATCTAAAAGTAAGCGGATCACGCATTAACATAGCAAACATTCCAACATCATCAGCAGGACTTGCAACAGGTGATATTTGGAACAACGGAGGAATTTTAACAATTGTATAAAATGGCAACAATACAAACAACAGCAAAAACAGTTACAACAAATCAAGCATTGAAATTCGTAGATGCGGTTTGTGACACTTACGGTTATCAGGCAACAATATCCAATCCAGCTTATGAAGTGGTTGATGGTGTTCCTAACGGGCAACCTGAAACAATACCTAACCCTGTGAGCAAGGCACAATTCGCACAACATAAGTTGGACGACTTTGCTCTAACATGGGCGAGAAACATCATCATTGACTATAACAGAAGGCAGATAGTAGTAGATACAAATACAGGACTATGATACTCTGGTTATTCTATATCGTACTCGATGCACTTGTAAACTGGTACATCATTGAAAAGAAAAAGACAGTACCTAACTACATCCAGTTAATGATAGCGAGAGGATGGGCGTTTATCTTAATTGGTATTTCAATCAATTTGCAAGAGTGGCAATTACTTTGGTGGTTCTTATATACGGCTACTTCCTTTTGGTTGCTGTTTGATATACTGATAAATCTACTAAGAGGTAAGAATATTTTTTACAGGGGTGAGAATAGTGCGGTTGATAAGTTTGGAAGAAAGTACCCCGCTGTTTATTTCATTTTAAAACTAACTGCATTATTAATATTAATATACCAACTATGAAAGTAAACTTGAACAAACAATTTAAAGCCTTAAACGGTGAAGAACTAAAAGGCTTAACAATGGGGCAAATGTTAGCGGAGGCACTAAGCCAAAGCAACAAGGGCAATTCAATCAAACTCTATAACTGGGCTTTAAAGTTCTACAACAAAGAAGAGGTAGAAATGGATGATACTGATTTTGAAGTATTAAAGGGCTTGGTTGAAACAAACGAAGGGCTTAATAATCTTTTTAAGGCTCAGATAACTATTGAGTTGAATAACGTTTGAATCGTTTAGATTTTTTAAAGGTATTGGGATTACTTGGATTAACATCTTATATAGAAGAAGAAATTAAAGACATAAAACAAAATGGAACCCGAATACTTAGAAAGACTACTTGATGCAAGACTCAACCACCTTGACACAAAGATAGAGAACATCGAAGAGATGGCTGAGAGAATATTGCATCAAACAACATCTACTCAGGTAAGGGTTGAAGACCTAGAGGAGTGGCAAGCTACCACCAAGGGATATTGGAAAGCAGTAAACAGAGCTATCATAGCTGTTGGTACTTTATTAGGAATAGTAATAGGAGCAATCGCTACATATTTGTGGCATTAATAGTATGGCAAAAACAAAAGTAATCAGGGGTAAAATAGTTCTCAAAGAGAACACCCTTATAGAAAGCACAACCAATAGAATACTATCTATTGCATCAGACGGAACTATAACAGATCGTCCTGCCATAGACACAGCAGGTCTAGTGGCCTCCTCTCTAGCTGATGGTAAGATATGGGTTGGTAACGTTAGCAATGCACCTGTAGCTGTCACCCTCACAGGTGACGTAACTATCACTAATGCAGGGGTAACTATTGTTGGTGCAGGGAAAATAACAAATACCATGCTGGCCGGGTCAATAGCGTTAACTAAGTTAGCAGCTACCACAGCATCTAGGATACTTGTGTCAGACGGTAGCGGTGTGATAACTTTTGCCGACACAGCGACCTACCCGTCCCTCATAGAGTTCTCCTATGGTAAGGGAGTTACATCGGCCATTCAGACTCAACTAAACGCCAAACAAGACACGATCACGGGCGGGGCGACCACTATTGCCACCTCAAACTTAACAGTCTCTAGGGCACTTGTTAGTGATGGTTCTGGTAAGGTGTCTGTGTCTGCGGTAAGTGCAGCAGAGTTAGCTACTTTGTCGGGAATATCCGGTGACATCCAAACACAGCTTGACACTACTATAACAACACAACAAACCAATGTTCTTGTTCAAAACCCATCTATAACAGAAGACGGATGGGCTATAACATGGGATAACACAGCAGGAGAATATACACTAGTTGACCCAGCAAGTCAAGGAGTACCTACTGCTGGAACGACCCGGCAAGTGTTAGGTAAGGTAGACGGCACAAACTACAACACCCAATGGCAAGACTTAGTTCTTACCGATATTACAGATGTAACGGCTGTTTTAGCTGACGTAAACCTTTTAGCGGGAGCAGATGCCGCAGGGCTAACCTCTGCCGAACTACAATACCTGATAGGGGTTACTTCTGCTATACAGACACAGATAGACAGTAAATTGTCTACAACTCTTGCCCAAAATAGGATGTTTGTGGGTAACTCAAGTGGTGTGGCTACTACTTTAGCACCGGGTACAAGCGGGTACATTCTAACCTCACAGGGGGGAGTGCCTACGTGGACTACGCCCGGCATAACATGGACTTCTGTTAATATAGGAACATGGGACATGGATGCCACTTCCAGCGTCACAGTATCGCATGGTATTGCTGATTTTACAAAAATACGGTCTGTAGATGCTATGATTAGAAATGATGCCGCAACAACATACTCTGGTTTAACTAGAGGGTCTCTGCTATCCCCAACAGAGCCACAACTCCTGCAAGGATGGATTGGTGATATTACTTCTACAACAATCACACTTTATAGGAACGGGTCTAGTATGTTTGATAGTACCGATTACAACAATACTTCCGGCTCTTACAATAGAGGCTGGGTAACCATAGGCTACGCCCCGTAATATTATGAATAGACCGAAATATGTATTAAATTCAGTAAATGGCACGATTATTGTATATAGCGTGTTACAGACTCGTACAAGAAAATCAATAGCATAAAACTTAAATAAAAAAGAAATGAATAAAACAGGCTTTGGATCATATATTGATGGTTTTGCCATAACAGCGTCAGATTCCCTTGATATAAAAGACGATATTGGCAACCTAGCCGGGGTAGAGGCTGTCTTCGTGCATAACCCCGGAACAAGTGGTACTGTACGAGTTATGCCAGCAGGTATTAATCCTCCGCTTGGTTTCACTCTCACGGGTTCATCAGGAACAGCAAACATCACTATAAACGGTGTTGCCTATCTAGCTACTTTTGCATCCACTCTTACCGTGACTGCTACCAATTTTGTAAGCTCACATGACGACACCCTGAAGGCTCTTGGTATCACGGTAACAAGTAACGGGGCAAGACTTATCTTCACAGGAGCTAACACCGCTGCCATAGCTAACGTATCTGGTAACCTATCAGGAACAGCTTTAGCCGCAGTACCTATTACTATCTACATAGCACAGGGAGCTACTTCAGAAATAGCAGTAAAGCGTGTATATGCTTCAACCCCTACACCTCCAACTGGAATTATAGGATACCACATAGGTAAAAAAGGATAAGAGATGACGACCCAACAATGTGTTGATCTATTCAATGTTCTTATTGATAAGTACGGCAGTCCTAATGTAATAGATTCCGAGATAAAGGATTTATTGGATATGGCTGCCTACGAGTATTTGAACAGACTCGTGCCTGATACACAGGGAGGTATTGCTAATTATGAGTTTGACTCAAACGTAGTCCATAATATCAAACCTCTGATCTACACGTTAACACTGAACACAACCAGTGGTCTGTTAGCTGATGCTACGATAGAAGCAGCTTTGAGTGGCGACCCTATGTTCAGAGTTATGTCTGCCGGGATTACAACAGACGGTATAACCTACCCTGTTAAGTACGAGTTTCAAAATACACTGCATACTAACGGAAGAAACTATTTCAAAGCCCCCTCCGCTACTAATCCACGTTACACGATTACAAACGAGGGCTTGAAGTTCTATCCTACTAACGATGCAGACGACATAACACTAACTGTTATTAAAACACCAGCGTCATTCTCTGATGGTGACCCTGAGTTTTCAGACTATGTGCTGTTTAACATCATAGCTATAGCTGTTAAGATTTCAGGAGTACCTTTGAGAGAGGAAGAGATTTTAACAGATGCCCGTAATTCAGGCGTACAAATGTTACAGTAATGAGACCAGAAGAGGGCGTACATTTTGCGATTTGTGACTACATTCGCTTGGCGTACGCCAAGGTAATGTTTATATCGGAGAGCAGTGGTGTAAGAACTTCAATAGGTCTGGCCTCAAAGCTGAAGAGAACCCGATCAAACCATGTGCATTGTGACCTTTATATTTTATATCCTAACAGCAGATATCACGGTTTAATATTAGAACTAAAAGCTAAGAGTATTTACCAAAAGAAGAATCCTCAGCTAATGTTAAAAGACGACCATCTGGCAGATCAAGCCGAAACAATAAAGAAGTTAAACCTGCTTGGTTATTTTGCTTCCTTCGCTTGTGGATTTGACGAGGCACGTTCTATTATAGATAAATACATGACAATCAAATGATTACAAAAACAAGACTCATATCCGATATAATTCTACAGTTGACCCAAGGTGTACCTACTGACGACTTCACTATTGAAGAACTACAGGTAGCCCAGTGGTTAGATTATCATTTGAATGATCTGATTAAAAGAGAGATAACAGACCACATTAAAACAGGTATGTCTATCCCTCCTATCTACATTATACGGGAGACAGGACTAACCATGACAGAGGAAGCTGTGATTGACATAGATGATCACGATCAACGATTCTATCTCACCCTGACAAACGAAGTACTTGACCTGCCTAAAGATTCAGGTGTTGTGAAGGTGCTTGACTATGATCTTAATCTTATTCACAAAACAGCCTCTGAGAACTTAGAGGTACTTCGCGATTTGCGATTCGCGAAGCCTAGTACAGAGAACGTTCTGTATTACAGGGAGGGTAAGAAGGTTTTCATTGAGGGATTTAATACAGCAGATGTAGACTTCAATGATCTCATCGTATTCTACGTTCCCAAACAAGACATACTAAGTATGGCAGACGGTGATGAAGTGATCATAAGCGATCAGCTCATACCTGTGCTTATTGATATGTGTGTACAAAGAGGCAAGCTGCAACTATATGGTACTCAGCC